GCGCATGACCATCTTCTCCGACATTATAAGCAACTTGGTATGGAGCATCCGAAGTGCAGTGTTCCCGGCTGCCAAGGCTATGCGCCGAAGAAGAGTATGCTCGAAGATGTTGAAGGGTTTAGGGCATTCCAGGAAGCTTGGTTCAAGTCTCAGGGTAAACGTGCTGTTTTGGTGACATAGAAAATGCAGCTTCGATATTTTGTTCCTTTCAAGGCTCAAGAGGGCATTTCTGCAGAGTACGCCCTAAAAGAGAAATTAATCAACATCGAAGGCGTAGCCATCGACACAAGCGTGAACGCTAACAAGTGGCAAATCCCCGCTGAAGATCTTGACTTTTTCGTTGAAACGTTGATGAACGCTCAACTGCGTGTGGACCATGCAGAGAGTGCTTTAATGGTTATCGGTAAAGTGGCAGAGGCTAAACATGTTGGCAATCAAGTTCTCTTCCGCGCTGAAGTTGGGGAAGAGAAGATTATCGAGAAAATCCTTCGCAATTATGTTAATCATGTAAGTGCACAGGTTGACAGTGACGATGTAGAATGCAGTAAATGTAAAAAGCCCACGCGGAAAGAGGGCATGCTTGTGCATTTATGTCCTGGAGCTTGGGAGATAGTCCATAAGCCAAAAGTAAGGGAGCTCAGCATTGTTGCAAGCCCAGCATACAAAACAACTGAATTTCAGCCCGTGGGCTTCTACGCTGCAATGAATGATTCTCAGTATGATGCTATTTTAAAGAATATTCAAAATTCGCAGTTATCGGAAGATAACAAAGATGTGGGTTCTAGGCTAACGCCGCAAGAACCTGAAAACAAAAAGAGTGAAGCAAAAAAGGAGGTGAAACCTTTGTCTGAACAGAATGCTCAGGCGAAGGCTTCTCCGCATCAGGCACAAGGCGTAGTGAACGTGGCGCCAGGCGAATTGGCGCCTAAACAAGTGACTTATCAGGAATTGATGGATCAAGTGACTAAGCTTCAGAAGCAGATTGGAGACGGTGGCGCCGGCGCTACTGACTCTGAAATTGATGCTTTAGGCAAGAAGATCGCTGATATCGAGGGCGAACTGGCGAAGAGAGCCAAGAAAGCTGAGTTAAGCAAGAAACTTGCCGATTTAACTAAGCAGCTTCAGGCTCCTACGGAACAAGGCGAATCTGGTGAGGCTGAGGCGGGATTTCCGCCAAAAGGTGAAGGAGCTGAGGCTGAAGCTCAGAAAAACGCTGGCAAAGCATCGGGCAAGGGCATCGTAGCTATTGACGAGATACAGAAGGATGTGTTGGGCAATTATGATTGGTTCAAGGATATTCTCAAAGCTCACAAGATGCTGCAAACGCAAGGCTTCAAAGGTTAGTGTTTTGAATGGCAGCTCCACAATTTGAAGGAACAACGCCGCTTGTCTCAGATCGTTACATTGTAACCCTTATCGCGGGTGAAGACATTAACATAGGCGATAATCTCGAATACAGCGGAGATTGGACGGTTAAAAGGTCAACTGTCGTTGCGGGCACTAAGAAATTTGCAGGTATAGCTCTTACGAAGGCTCTAAGCGGCAAAAGCGTTAGTGTTGTGAAAAGAGGAATTTGCAGAGTAATCGCTTATGGCACTATAGCTGCAGGAGATCAAGTCAAACCACAGAATGGCACACGATTTGTAACAGACAACACGACTCTGAACACTACGATCGTAGGTCAAGCAACCGCAGGCGCCGCAAGCGGCGGCACCGCATACATTGACCTCTGGTAAAAGGTGATTTTACATGGCTATGGTTCGTGATGCTTTTACATGGGTTGACACAGGCGCTATAGCGTATCCAGCACTGCACAAGCATATCATAGAATTAACTATGCCCGCTCTCGTTGTAAAACGGCTTTTGCCAGAGTTTCCGCTTGTTGCAGGTCGAACAGCAACATTTGTCAAGGAAAAAGGCTCACGCAGTATTGGCATCAGCGAGATTAGTGAGGGCGCCGAGATTCCGATGGATTTCACTCCTCTCGACTACGTGAGTGTCACGCCCTATAAGAAGGGACTCCGAGAAAGGATTCCGCGTGAAGCCATCGAAGACTTGTACATTCCAGTCATTGAACAGCAACTCAGGCGTCTTGCGAGACGTATGGCCTATCAAATCGACAAAGACTGCATGACCGTCATTGATGCAGCAGCTGGTAGTAGCAGTGCTGGCACGGGCAAGAGCCTCGGAGCGACAGGCACAGAGTTCACCATAACCGGTGGCATCGGCACTAAAGATCTTCTTTGGGCTGACGCAAAAATAGCCAGCTACAACTTCATTGCTGATAGTTTGCTGTGTAACCCCGTCAACGCTCGAGATCTCAAGTATTTGCCACAATTTTCGCTATACGCTCAATATGGGGAACCAGTGATTCAATCGGGAGCCATAGGAACAGTCTATGGATTACAATTCTTTGTTAGCAACGTTGTGCCACCAGGTACTGCTTACGTGCTTAGTACAGGGCAAAATCTAAGCGCATCCTATGCCCCATTGGGATTCTTCGTCATAAAGCGACCTTTGCTAACTGATATTGACATCAAAAAAGAATTTGATGCAGTCGACATAGTGCTTTCGACAAGGTTCTCACCGGTGATTACATGCGGAGAGGCAATCAGCAAGATTACTGGTTTGGCGACAACTTAGAATTAGACTGAACTTTTCGGATTCATTTCCCAATTTTCTTATTTTCCATTTTTTGTTTCAATGCTTCAAGGTTTGCCCTTGAGGCGGAACAAAAATAAAGCCTAATAGAGGTGAAAAAGAAAAATGGCACTGCAATTCAATCTGACGAAAGGGCTACTCTATGGCATAACTCTTGGCTTACTCTTCGGCGTTGCCATATACGTTCTCGCTTCAAACGCTTATGGCTTGGGTTTCATCCCCGTCGCATTGACGCCAACAGTTCTTGCTGGTTTAGTGTTTGGTAATGGAATCTTGTCAGGTGTTAGTTGGGAATATGGCAAATGGCTGAAAGAGTCGCACAATTATGGCTTAATGTTCTGCATAACAAACGGGTTCTTGGTGGGCATTACTTTCGGCATCTACTTTGGCATAGGAATATTTGTTATTGCTGGGATTGCTTATGGACTGGGCTGGCTTACTTTGACTCCAGTGGAAGTGGCAGGAATAGTTTTCGGAGCTTCCATCCTAATGTTCATAACAAACGAGTATGCTGATTGGCTTGATCGTCAGAAAACATCCACGCCGATTAGTCCAACAAGTGGCACAGGACCGCCTCCAACGATTTAGCCCTTTTCGGCTTCTTTGCCTCAATTTTCCCCTTTTTTAGGAACTTTTCAGTTTTTAGAGGGTAAAACGGTATGACAGTACAATATGTTACAATTAGTGATATTCAGTCTCATCTTAACGCCAGTTTTGACTCTGCAAGCTTGAGCTACACAGTGTTTGGTTTGCCCGTAGCCCAAGCATCTTTCCAAGCTCATGTTGATTATGCAAACTTATACGCCAACAGTATTGTGGGTCAGGATTTGCTTGTGACTGATCCACGGTATAATTGGGCGAAGATGGCTGCCATAAACCTAGCTTGCCTTCGCATTCTCGTGGCTGCGAGCGGAGGCATGCTGCTCGGCGCCTTTGATTATCGTTTAGGCGATCTTTTCATTACCAAAGCTACAATCGGCAGAGTAGCCTTTCAGAATGCGGCTCAGGGCTTTAAGGATGATCTTGTTAGAATGCTCATGAATTTTGCAACTCCCGTAGTTGCCGCTGAAGCTTCAGCCAAAGATGAAGTCCCAACATACCGCGGCGGGTTAGTGAATCCATGAGCAAAGTCTTAGGCAAAGGCAACTATATCGTTGCAAAAGTGAATGGCGTCAAGCAAGTTTTAACAAGCGCTGAGATGCAGCAGCTTATCAACAATGGCTACGATGTTGAAGTAGTCACGCCAACCTAGAAAATAGTGCGGGGTGTGGGATTTGAACCCACGAACCTGGCTTTTTGAGGGCGAGAGATTTTACCAATGATTGGTAAACTGAAGCAGCTTAGCAAGCTTGTCTGTGAGAAGTGTTCTGTTACCGATTATTCCGTTTGCGTTAATTGTGAGATTAAAAAGTTGATAAATGAGCTGATGGAAAAGTGAACGTTCCACAAAGCTATTACGATTTCATAATGCATTACGCACCGTATTTTTACGTAGTTCCAACGAATATGACTCAAAATGCGTCTGCTGGACAAAAAGACATCACTGTTGCGGACGGTTCCAACTTTCAAGCTGGATTTCCTGTCGAAATAAAGGATGATGCTCACAGCGAATGGAATCAAGTTAATACCGTCAACGGTAACGTTGTGACGATGCAGAACAATCTTGCATACACTTACTACGTTGCTAAGAACGGCAAGGTTGAAGGTCCAGACCCAGCTTATGGGCAAGGTGTGTTTCCTGCTGCCTTCGCCATTGACTTTCTTTATCAAGCTTACAGTACTCCGCAATTCGCTGCGAACCAAGCTGCCATCCTCGCTGAGATCGTGAGTCTTGCGAACTTTATTGTTTCGCAGCAGTGTACTAACGCTTCAAAGAACGCTTACGGTGGCTTCGCGAGCGCTGTGGGCAGTACACAGTATTATGCTGTTGATGCGGGAAGATGTATCCCAAGCCTTCTCAGAGCTTACGCCTTAACAAATACAGCGAGTTATCTTTCAGCCGCGGTTCTCGCTGGCTACACTTTCCTTCATAATATGCAAACTCTTCCTGTCTTTTTTGGCATTTTCGATCGGTATTACGGTGGTTTCGCTAGGTACGTCGACATCAACGATAACTGGAGCAGGTACATGGATGTTGAGCCAATTTATGGGTTTATCGGTTTGCAGATGCTCGCACAAACCTACGACGTAGGCCACGCACCTACCTATAACAATATGATGAGCGACGCTATCGGCTTCTTGCGTTCTGGGTTTGAGCAGCTCTACTTATGGTTTGACCCTAAGCCTTCGGGTGACGGGAACTGGCACAGAGTAGGCTTAGGCGAAACTCAGGTTTATGATGATCCTGTGAGCTTCGCGTTGCTGGGGCTTTACACTTATGAGGGTTGGAGCACGTCTTGTCAAAGAGTGTACAATTTCATCGAGACGATTCGAGCTTCAGCACAGTACCCAGCCTATAACCCAGCGATTTGTTGGCCAGGATACCTCGACGTCGTAACTCGTTTCCCAGCGTGTGCCTATTATGATGCAGTCACAAGCGGAATATTGTCGAAGATCCGAGCAGCACATGACAGGCCAGCTTACGCATTAAGCATGCAAGTAATCAACCAATATCAAACGCAGTGGATGTATTGGGGACCGCAGTTTACGGATTATTCGCCGATAACGCCACAGAAGGCTATGACGAACGTAACCTGGCTCGCGCAGCTATTCATTTCTTACCAAGATCCTTCAACAGATATAACGCACATTCTAAGCGTAAATGGCGAAAGTTTACTTCTCTACCCTGTGCAGCAAGCAGCTGATCAAGTGACGTGGGGATCGCCGCTTAATCTATTGGGCTTGGTGACTTTGGGCGCAGTGGGCGAGATTGTTCTTGAGCCTGGCTACATTACTGAGGACCATATTACGGTTTACAGCTTTTTGCCGGTGCGTGTGCATGACAAGATAAGGCGTGGAGGCGTTGACTATGAAGTTATTACAGTATCGATTTCTGACTTGAACGGTGATCCTCAAGTTTACAAGAGCGTCTGCAGGAAGTTGATCAGTCAATGAGCGCGTACGAGGACCCTGTAACAACAATAATTAGGCTTCTCAGCAAAAAAATTCAAGTAATCAAAGACGATAACTCGATCGCAGTTCTCTATGTTAGCAAGGAATGGTATGACAGAGAACTCTTCAAAAACTATGATGCGCAGATAAGCGTAGGTTTAGCTCAGAGTCAAGATGAGAAACTCGAGATCTCTGGAAGAATACGCAGACGCATAGGGAGACTTCGCGTTAATATTTGGGCTACGGATAGACCTCAGACATCTGACCCGGGCAGAACAATGCGGCAGAAGATCGTTGAAGAGGTCAACCGTGTTGTTAGGCAAAACATGAAGACTCCAAATCAAGCATTTTACGACTTCTCCGGCTTAGGCTATCCTTCAGGAGATCCGCATAAAGCGTTCTCAGGCGCCGGAGCGAGTGAGTTAGTGCCGAGTGATTCAGGTTGGGCGGAGCTGTCAAACCTGGATTATCAGAAAATTTGGCATCCAGACAGCATAGACTACGGCAAAAGCACATCGGTGAACCTTCAATATGCTCTAATGCTTTTCCGTTTCAAACTCGATATGGATGCGTCAAAAGTTCAGCAGATCGTCTTAACTTTCCTTGGCTACGGAACTGCTCCTGCGGGGAATGGCAGCACGATTAAGGTTTGGAACGCTGTCTCTGGCGCTTGGCAAAACGCCGCGACAGGATCGGGGAGCGCTAATGAATACGTGACTATAACGTTGACTTCAAACGTTACGAATTACATCGACAGTAACGGGTATGTTTGGCTCCTCGTGAGAACAACAAACTCGAGTGATGGAACAACTCCAGCAGTGCTTAACTGTGATTATGTGAGCTGCACAGTCTCGGTTAATGGCATTACATATTTAGATGTTGAGAGTTTCCGTGACGTTGACAGAGTTGATACTAAACCTATCATTTTCAGGACGGAGTTTATCCTGAAATCATGGTCCTTTGAGGACATTGGAGGAGTATTCTAAATGAAAAAAGGTGAGAAAACATGAGTGTTGAAACGTATGGCGCACATGAGTGCCGCGTCTATTTCGTGCAAGAATCAACGTATGGACAGATACCAACGAATCCTGCGATGCTGGGAATAAACAGCGAAGGTCCAGAGCCGAAAATAGCACCAAGCCTCATTGAAGTCATGGGCGTGGGCAGCAGAGACCTTCAAAACTTGGTCGCTGGCATGAGGAAGGTTGACTTGAAGATTCCGCACGCATTGAGTCCTCTTGCTCCCATCGGTTTCATTCAGCACGTGCAAACGTTAAGTAGCCTAAGTGTTTTGGTGGCTTACTACAAGGGCTTATTTGCGACTCCAACAAACGTCATTGCTCATCTCCATACTGGCTGCAAAATCGACAAAGTAAGCGTCTCATGCAAAGTCGATGAAATAGTTAAGGCAGACGTTGAGTTAATCGGTCGAGACGTCGCGAGATCAACATCGCTGCCAACAGGCGCAACTTATGGTGACTACCCAGGCGGAATCCCGTTCTTTGACACTAAGGTGCAGAAGGGCGTTGCTGGCGGTGGAAGTTATGCTGATCTGACAGACGTCACAGACTGGAAGTTTGAGATACAGAACAACCTTAAGGCTGTCGTTACGATTCAGAGTGGCGGAACAGGGCTTTTGCTGAAGTATCTGCGTGAACGCAACCGAACGCTGAGTGGAGAGCTTACGTTGGAGTTTGAGAATGATTGGGCATTAGCTGATCTTTTGGCTGATTCTCAGTTTAGCCTTAACTTTAGCTTGAGTGGTGGAAAGCAAGCTGTGTTCACGTACTGTAAATGGGAAGAGTTCAATCCTACAGCAAAGATTAAGGATCTCGCAAGCGTTAAGCTGAAGTTTCTCGCTCAAACCGTAGCCATAAGTTAGGTGATTCTGTGCGAACGGAAACGCTTGAAGTTGACGAACGTTTTGGTAAGGAATACGCTGGCCGCTACGTTTTCAGAGAGATTACGTGGGCTAAACGCAATCGCATACTACAGAAGTACACACAGTATAGTCCTAAAACGGGCACTGTCATAACAACGGATTACGTGGCTATTCAAGCTGAGACAATATGGGCTTCGCTTAAGGAGCAGCCGGATGGCAAGCCCTTATCGTTAGAGAAGCTGCTTGGCGAAGATGAGAATGGCATTCCAATAGGCTTAGGCGAATTACTCAGCAAGACAGCTAACAAGCTTAACGCGCTTTCGGTTGAAGAGACAAAAAACTCTTGAGGGCGATGAGGCGGAGTAGCCCGCATCAGTCCGTCACAGAGTTTAGGTTATGCAAAGAGTTCGGGTGGACTATTCAGCAGCTTTATCAGCAGCCCAGCAAGAAAGTGAGCGAGTTTCTCGTTATCTTAGGTGAAATAGATCAGCAGACGCAGGAAGAAATTGACAGGGCTAAGAAGGGATCAGCTAAGTGAGTGTCCAGTTTCGTCTTGAGCTTAGCGGTGTTGAAGATTTCGCTGAGAAAATGCGTAGCTTAGACACGACTATGCAGGATTGTGTTCAGGATGCTTTAAACGAGACTGCTCAGCAAGTTATGCGTCGCGCTCGTGAGCTGGCTCCTATTCGTACGGGGAGACTTGTTTCGAGTATTTACGCGCAGATCATTTACAAGTGGGTTGTTAAAGTCGCATGTATCGTACCTTACGCGTGGTTTCAGGAGTTTGGGACAAGATACATTAGCCCACGGTATTTCTTGACACGAGCATTAACGGAGAACTTCCCTGTTTTCATGTTGATAGTTAAAGCAGCTTTGGAGCGTGCTGCAGAAGAGGCAAGTTTAGAATGAGTACAATGGGCGAGATAGCTGTTACGATTCGAGCGGTGAATGAGGCTACGCCCGAGTTTGAAGCTGTCGCAAGTGATGCGGCACGTATGGCTTCAGAGGTTGGCGCTCAGGCCGTAACTATTCATACAGAAAATTTGGCAAGCCCGGAGATTAACAGGGTTGCTGAAGACGCTGCAAGAGTTAAGGCAGAAGTTGAAGGCTCGCCGATAACGATTAGTTTTGCGCCAGTTGAAGTTCCAAGCATTCCTGCTATTGAGGTTCCGCCAGTTGAGACAAGTTTCGCACCTATTGAGCCGCCCATAATTCCGCCGATAGAAGCTCCAACGATAACGATAGATGTTGCGCCGATTGAAGTTCCACCCTTGCCACCGCTCGACACTACGCCTATCCAAGCAAGCCTTAACGAAGTCGGAGTTGCTGCAACAGGGATGGGTGCGGATGTTGAAGCTGCGTCGACGAGTTTTGATGATATGTCTGCGCATGCTGAAGCGACTAT